ATGCCAATGCTGTTTTTGATCAGTCCCTAATTTCATATCGAATCCAACTAAAACAATTCTAGTTGCCCCCATATTTGCTGCTACACTTATTGCTGCAGCACCGCTGTTGGAATTCCATGAAGCCTTGGATGGATCTGAACTGATTCCCGTGGGATGACTATTATCCTTAACCACACTTTTGACATTCTCATTTTTAAAGCTGCCATTAGCAAAATATGGATGACAGGTAACCTTCAACCCCTTAAATTCTCCAAGTTCTACCCTGTTATTCAGGTACCACTTCTTATCTCCCCAAAACACCATATCAATCCAATCACCTATCTTATATGCCATATTTACACCAATCACATGTTTACTATGAATGGCTTCCATATACGGCGAATAGGCGTTAAGCGGGAGTTCTTTGGCCAACACCTTTTGAATTACTTCTTCAGGAACTCCAAATTGTACTGGTAAAGATGGACCTCCTCCGAGAATCCAGCACTCCCCGCCTTCCCATAGCTTAGGAACACGCCAAGTCATTACTATCCCAACAACTTCTCAATAAGTTCCTCAGCTTCTTCCTTCTTCAGAGCCTCTTCGTTCATGGTTTTCCCATTGGAATCAACGATCCAATAATATCCACCACTACGATGTTTCAGGGTATACTCAGGCGGGACCGGCTCAACATGAACTTCCTCCTTTGCAGGAATAGGTTCCAAGGGAATAATAACATCCCGGAAACCCACTGGTATTTCATCTTCAAAAGCCTCAAATACCTGCCCAGGCTTAATTATTTTTCCACTGGCCATGCGAAAGGATCCACCTCCTTCTTTACGCCATCTTATTTTACCTTCTTTTTTTGTACGTTCCATATTAATTGATTTTTAAAAGAATCACCTGATTAGTGATTACTTAATTAAGCAACATGAATGAGTCCGGTTTTCCCTTCCTGATCCGAACGAATCTGGGGAACCTGGATTGTCATTACTTTATATTTGGTCACGAACTGCCCTTCTTCTGTCCACTGGACATTCTGAATAGGCATACCACGTACCAGACGAACAACGTCAGCGGTCAACTGAACCATGACAATGTTATCATCAGCAAGTGTGTCAACTACCTGAATACCGGTAATACCAGAAATATTCAGGATACGTTCCCGAATGGTTCCGGTTGTCCTGGTATCTGGATTGGTATCGACATAATCCTGATCAAGAACCGTTTCATAGTCTGTGGGGATATAAATCTTCCACGGGCCATAAAAGTTCTTATTGATACTGGCCTGTTTCCACGAAATGACCTGATCAACAATGGTTTTACCAGTAGTTGGAGAATCATTCCAAGCAGTGCCCAGACTTTCCTGAATACGATCCGGATGATTCACATAACTATAAATAGTATTCTGACTACGGGCATCCAGTTCTCCAAATGAGTATGTAGTATTCGTAAAGAGCATCTGCTCCAACTTCTCAGCAATACTTCTGGTTGCACGTTCAGCCATTGTGGTATCGATGGCATTTCCCATATTCCGAGACACGGTCAGAGCACGAGTGTTTATTTCGTAATCTGCGTGAAGTATCGGAATGGGCAGATAGTTGTGCTGCCATACCGGCCGATCGTTCTGTCCACGGGGCAAACCGTCCATAGTCAGTTCAGCTGTCAGCGCACTGGACACATCGTGCCATTCCAACACGGTTGTACCCATACCATTACCCAGATCGTAGGTCAGACCTGCACTAATCAGATCCTGAACACCACCGAGCCTGGATTCGGCAACGGTTATAACCGCATCATCAAGCCTCTTCCATTCATCCCTTCTCAGGGTGGCATTGGTATTGATAGCCTGTGCCCTATAGTTCTTCAAATCTTCGGGATCACCCCCCATATGAATTGCTATATAGGTTCTGTTATCAGCACCAATCCAAGGACGAAGCACACTGGGATCCATACGACCGGTTTGGCTCATATAATTGGCCATTACACCATTTCCACCACCACGACCGATAAGATCAACATTTACATTAATAGGCATTTTAGTTCCTCCTTTCTTTATACTAGCCGTACCTTGAGCCGACGGGCCAATCCTAATGGCGAGGCACTGGACTCCGCACTGGAATTAAGCGTGTCAACTGCCTCAAGGGCTTGACCAACGATTTGATTTGTAACATTCGGAGCATTGCTGATATCAGCGGCATGTTCCTGTAAATAACCATTGCCATCTGACTCCAAAAAGTCACCAATAGCAATATCATTGTCATTTGCCACAATGGCATAGACTATATCACCACGACCAGGGATCCAAACTTGGATCTTGTCGCTGACAGCGTAAGCATCGTCAATGCCCTTTCCCTGTAATTCATCCTCGAAGGCGAACATAGGAAGGACATTACCCCCTGCTGTAGAATGAGCTTGGACAGTACCTGCACTGGTAAGCTCTAACAGCATTCCCGGAGTGAGGGCAACTGCAGTTGCAGTATACTCTTCATTGACATCCGAGAAATTCTTTAATTTAACTGTATTAGGCATTTTTATCCTCCTTTTTATGCAGTTTTAGCAGCTTCTTTCTTCCTAGAAAATATAGGAATCATGGGTTCTTCACCCCCTTTATTCAAATCAAGTTCCAGGGAACCGTTCAGTGAATAATCAGCTACTGCTTCAGTTTTAACCACAGATTTGAAGATTCCTTCCAGAACTTCAATTTCCATGCTTTTCAGAGAGTCTTCTTTCCAAATACCCTCATCCGTATTATCGAGAATGGCTTTCACCATTTTCGCACGATGCTCCTGGTGGAGCCTCAGACCGGAACGTGCTTGTTCCCGTAGTTCATCAGGCATGAAATTCAAGAAATCCTCATTTGTTTTAAGGGACTTCTTAACAATCTCAAAGGCCTGCTCAGCATTAAGCTGAGGGGCTGGTTCCTCTGTTTTTTCAACCTTCTTTTCCGCGTTCGGGATGAACTTGGTAAGTTGGTCTTCTTTCAGAGTCAACAGCCATTCCTTGTCCTCATTGGTCCATTTGGTCCTTTCGTTGGTAATCAACTCATTGACCAGATCTTCACAACAAGGCTTTTTCTCGTCACCCATTGTAGTAACCTCCTTTTTATTATTGTTAAACTTAGTACGTTTTAAACCACCTTCAGAGGCGGTAACGTACGTTACCTGTTTGCGTACTTCACTGGGTTCCTCTGCAAACTCGAGGGAACCACTGTCATTGACAGAGTACCCCCGCTTATATAGTTTGGCTGGGTTCCCGGTTTCACGCGACCTGACGGTATAGACAAAGAAATCATCATACACTTCCTCAAGGTAGTGTACTCTGAGATCCGAGTCCATAGCATCAAGTTTGGATTGAATAGTTTGCATTCTCTCACGGAAACCTGATTCCGCATTGGCAATCAAGTTTGCAAGATGTTGCTCCTTAGTCAATCCCGCTGGTGTTACACCATTTTCATTTTTCATAATTTCACTTTTTCCTCCTTCCTTATTAGCACGAATACCACACCCATCACTCCATGAACACGCACCAACTCCCTCGGGCAAGAGAGCAAGATGATCCGGAACATGACCTCTGGATATCGCATTATATGTTTCACCATTCCATTCACCTGTTATTTCTTCATCGTCACTGAATACACCAATACTCACTTCAATAGGTAACCCTATTTCAATACTTTCGAAAGCCTCAGGTGATTTTTCTTTTAGCTTTGATTCTACCAACCAAGCTTCTGCACGTAGTGCCGTTCCATCCATGCGTGGACCTTGGACCATTCCCACACCATATTGGGCAATGATCCCAGGAGAACTGGCAGACACAAACTGCCCACCACTTTCCGGATGTTCAATTGTAACCGGAAGACCGTTCCATGCATCTACGGCCTGTCCAAGTACTTCCACTGGATGGTATAGTGGTCCATGGCTCCCATTATGGACACCTTCGACCATCATCGTGACAGGGACAACAATGTATGGTATCCCTTCAAGATTTTCTCTGCGAGTAGTGTATTCAGAATTCGCAGTGAGAATAATCTTCATATTTGTAAGTACCTTTGTCTGTTCCATAATTTTAAATATTTTCGGGAATTAATTCTCTTATCTCTTGCCATTCTGCTCTAAATGGTAGGGCAATACATCGGCATTGCGGATGAAGTGGAATCATATTCATTGCCACTTCCAAAGTGAATGTTTCACCTTCATGTATTTCACATAACTCGCAAACCCTGTGATCCCCGGCTGTTTTCCATTCTGCCAGAAGCGTAACGCCTTGTACTCCCCAGTTCATGTATTCCTGTATCATACCTTGATGGTGGGCACGGATGATTTCCGTACGCGCCAGGATTTCTGCCCTGCGCTTTGCTGGTATAAACCGTCCCAGAGAGTCTGTAAGACCCAATCGATCCACACCGTCACCATTGATCGTAGCCACAAGTTTTCGAGCCAGCAGCCTGGGATTATCCCCATCAGCGAGTCCCTGTGCCAGTATCCTGCTTATCTGCTGATCCATTGCCGCTGTGATTCCTTTCAATTCTGAAAATGCCCGGGTAAATAATAATCCAAGACGATCGATATGCAAGGGCATGCCAATACCAATATCAATACCGCCGGTAGTGTCAATGGATGGGACATCAAATCCGGACCGCTTCATTTCATATCGGGCACGTTGTACTCCCCTTTTATAGGAATCAAGAATATATTTATTCGTCCACACACTTTCAATACCAACTCCGACTTGCTGCAGTTCACCCGTAGTTAACAATCCCGCATCTACCTGGGCTTCCAACCAACGCATGAATGCTTTTAATTTATCAACACTTCTGGGAAAAGCAAACGCTCCCGCACCTGGTGTACTGACCTGCTGAATCAATATGGTGCGGAAGACGTTTGCCGTCCTTAAACCAAAGGCATCATTCACACCAATCCCTCTTTTAATGGCTTCTGTGAGTTCGTTAAAACGTCTTTTCATATCACGGGCAAAGGCATTACGCAGCCATGTAGTACGCGTGGGATCAACCCTGGCGTACACACTCATGCCGGTATGTGTATGGACCTCACTCATCATTTGCTGTTAAAGCCAATTCCTCTTCACTCATTATCTGCTGCTCCTGTGGAGTTACCCTGGGTTCTTCCCGAACCATTGTCTCCAGAGCCTTTAAAAATTCCTCCACTTCATGTGGTTTCAATCCCAGCATATGCTTGACAAACATCTCCGCTGGAACGATCATTTCAGCCATAGGATTCTGTGAGTACTCTCTAAGAGCCATGGCACGTTTCTGACCAACTTCGACCTGCTCCCGTTCATTCAGTACAAACAAGTCTTCCCAGACAATGTCATAATCGTCATCTTTGGCTTTGGGAAGGATTCCATATTCAATACACCGATCCACGAACGGCTTGACGATATTTGGTTCGGCAAACTCTTCCCTACGAGTCGTGACAAAGGACAAATATTCACTTGCGTCTTGGGCACTGGACAGTTCACCACGCTCAGATCCTGTCAGGATTCTCTTCGGAATACCGGTTACGGCTGAGATCATCTGGATTTGCACATCGACATGATTCCCAGGTTCTGCTATCTGTTGTGCCAAAGCCTGTATATCAATTCCCTCATTGACCAAGATACGGCGAAGATTGTGTTCAAATTCATCGATTTGTGCCTTGAGATCGGCTTCCATTTCCGTGGTCAATTGAAAATCCGGATCAACCTTTCCCTGGTACCCTGGACGTGCGCCACGCCAGAACATCTCGGCATCACCACCTACTATCTTCTCCAAGTCCATCAATCTGTTATATACGGCTTGCAG